GTCTGTCATAAACTGTCATAAATATATTTATAAGATGTTTTAATTGTTACAGGTATTTATGAATAAAAAAGGGCCCGCAGGCCCTTTTTTTGGTTCAAGTCTAATTAGATTAGACAGTACCGTTAGCCATTGCTCTGTAACCAGCGGCAATAACTGCTCTAGAAGCAGTACCTAAACGATAAACGTTTCTAGTTCTGCCTTTAGTGTCAGTTACAGTGTTCAAATAGATTGGAAATCCCTTGAATCTAAGAGACTGAATAACAGCCTGTGGGTTACCAACATTAAATTGGCTTCTAAGTTGAGCAGAAGAAAGAGTTCTGCCGGATTGAAGAGCCGCAAGTACTTTAGACTCTTTGGTTACAGTTGTAGTTGATGTAGTCATATGACCTCCTATTTTTTCAACATTAAACAAATCGCTTGGAGTAGGGAAAGAGTCCTAAACTCCAAACTTGATAATAGTATAACACCAAATTAATTGTTGTCAACCATTTTTTTACACTTATCTATAACTTGATCTAAGTTATAAATAGTGACCGGGCGTTCTGTTGCTCTAAATACCTTATACCGATAACCTTTTATAGTTTCGCTAATTTGGTTTAAAACAACGTCTGCAGGTTCGCTTATCCACTCTGAATGTCCTCTGCCTTCTTTTTGAATACTAAGGCCCATTTGGGTTTTTAGGGTTTTTTCGATATTATTAATGTTTTTATCGTCACCAACCCACAAATAATCAAATGTCGCAGTATGACTTCCGTGGTAATAACTGTTTTGGTACACTCCAAGCCTAACATCTGGCTTGGAGGTAATACCTATTTTACATGCATCAGCACCAAACGGATCTAATTTTAAATATAAAAACTTCATAATTAGAACCTACACTGTGCTTGTGGTAAATCAATTCTACCAATATTCTTTTTATACACATTAATTATTGTGTCATAAACTCTCCATTGGTCATGATCTCTTGGCTCTTTGAAGCCTTTATTATGTAATTCATCATAATAAAGTTCTTTTAGACTTTCTTGTGTGCTACTGGGATCGCCATAAGTTTTAGTTAGGTATTCTCCTAGTTCAATATCAAACTGCTCGTCTAGAGTAAAGCCTTCTATTTCACACTGCTTATAAAGTAGTGCCATAGGACGCCATATTTCTAACTCCGCAGGAGCCATTGGCCAATGGCGTTTTTGAAATTGCAAACCTCGTTTAAAGTATTTGCCTTTAGTTCCGTAGTCATCTGTCATATCAAAGATTGCTTGTCCGCTTTTAATCTGTGTAAAGCCGCCTTCAACTGGGTGCCTTTTAGGCACATAACCAACTGCTGATAAAATATTATTCATTGAAACTGTAGCCGAGTCTTTAACTTCTAACAAAATCATAAACTCATCGTAGGCACTAAGTTTTCTTTTGTTTTTGCTGTTAATTCGTACCATATTAGTACCTGCTTTATTCACAGCAAATTCAACAATATTATCAAATTCTTCTGGAATTTCAACACCATCTTCTAACATAGCATCAACATCTAAAAACCACACAGGGAATTTAGTATATCCTTGTCGCTTCATTTCCTGACAAGTGTGATGTCCGTCCCAGATAAATGTTTTTTGCACACCATCTACAGTTACTTTAATTGCACAAGGTACTATAGGACAAGTATCGTCCCAGTCCCCTTCTATTTTAAAGATATGATTAGGTGCAACATCACGTTGGAATCTTGGCCACAAATATAAGTCAGCCCAGTTATGCCAATCGAAATGTAAATATCCTTGTAATTCAGGATCGAATGTCCTTACTTTAGGTCTTTTGTTTGGACCTAACACAACATCAATTGCTTGTGCAATGTCCTCTAATGGAATAATTCCATGTTCATAGTTCTCTGCCATTGTTCTAGTATCAATAGCATCGTCCTTCATATCAAATTTTTTCTCATATCTTGCAAGAAAATTATTGATTTCCTGTTGTCGGTTATAGGCTCCGACTTTGCCTTTAATTTTACTCATATAATATCCTTGTATTAAGCCTGCGTAACGAATTACTGGGGCGTTAATTGTGCGACCGCATCACGAATGATTGGGTCACTCCAACTATTAGTATATGATCTTTTTAGTTTTTGTCAACCGTTATTTTTAATGGTGTTAGCAAGTATTCTTGCAGTAGTTTACGTTGAAATTCAACACTGTGAAATAGTTCTAAGTTAAACAAACACAAATCTAAATAATTTTCTGCAGAATATTTTTCTTTAATTTGCATTGCTTGATCAAATGTCCACTCAACATCATCATATAAATTATTTGTATCGTTGTGCTGGCTGTCTGTAAATAATTTAAAGCCCCAATCACTTAACTGTTTGTGAATACCTATAGGGCCCATAATTACAAATGGTTTACCCATAGAAAAGGCTCTTGCAGTCTTCTCTGTGATGTGATAAACATCTTATTACCACCGTTATTACCACCGAAAGTTTCTGTTGCTACATATATTTTACTATCGCATACCTTCTCTACCGGCAGGCTTCTGCTTAGAAACCATAAAATTGCGTCCTTCCAATTACTTAATTCACTACGGTCTAAGGTATAAATTATGCTTTGGGATGAATCTAAAAAACGATTTACTAATGCTGTTCGTCTTGGGTCACTTGTACCATTCAAACATAAGAAGTCGTGCGTAGCAAATTTAAAAACATTTTTAATTAAAGCAAAATTCCGACCGTAAAAATGTTGATAATATTCTTTTGAAAATATACTGTGATATATTATTTGTGCAGGCATACCTAATACATTTTCGGGCAAATTATATTTATTTTTTACAGTCAACTCACCATGTACTAAAACTACATGTCCTGATCTATTTTTAAACCTGTTCAACAAAGTAGAACCAAGTCTTGTTTCCCATGGTTCGCCTGACCAATCTATTAAAATATTTAATTGATTGTTTTTTGATAAAAAGTCTAAAAAATTTACAGGCCAATGTTTTTCAGCACCTACTGTGTAAGGTACAACTAGCCAAGTGTTTAAGTCTGCCTGTATACTTTTGTAGTCATCAACTATTTCACAATCATATAGTTCGTGATTTACTCTAGGTAATATATAAATTAAAAGACTTTGACTTACGTATTTAAAGTAGTCATGTGTGAACATTTTGTGAATATAAAATTTCATATTAATTTAAATTCTGTACAGGGATCACCTCGATGTACAGTGTCAATTTTTTCTAGTTCTAAGCCTCTGCTTAGACATAATTTGTACAAAACATCAATACCATCAATTGACCAAAACTCTGGTTTCCAGCCAAGTATATTGTATTGTTCTAATACGTTTAATGGTTTAAATTTATTGCAATAACCGCCAACAGGCTTTTGTTTTTGATGTTTACTGGTATATTCATCACCTACTAGCACTGCCATAAGTGCATATTCCATAGGTGTTATACTGCCTCGCACACCATCTCCATGTGGCTTTAACACAAATAAATCATTATATAAATTATCGAAATTATAATCTTTCCATACATCTGCAGGGCACCAAAACGGTATTCCTTGAATACGACCTAATTTAGTTGGTTCAATTTCAGGTTTATTTAATTGTTTTTTATAAGCATCTACTGCAATTATATTTTCATTTTCATAATTGCCCCATGACATTTTAGTAGTGCCACCCCAATGTGCCCAATCGCTCAGTTGTATAGGTTTCATAATTATTGTTTTACTGTCAATTATCAAATAATCAGTTTTACAATATTTAAAAAAACTACACTTGACCACTTGCTGAGTTATCCAACCATTATTTTGATTTGGATAATTTGTAATATTCGTCGGCCATGGGTCTACAAATTCACTGTGATGTAAGTAATTAACTTTAGGGAATTTATCGAATATTGGTTTATTATTTTCAAATATTCCTATATCGTCATTGACAACAACATGTATAGTGTAATCATCATTGCAGAATTTATTCAAAGAATAACACAAAATTTCACTGCGAAATATATCTTCGCGAAATGTTACATTTAATATATTATAGTGCATAGCCAGTGTGCCTGTTTGACTCTGAGAATTTATCGTAAATAAATTCACGTAATTCATCGCCTACTTCAATATCAATCGTGTTGCTTTGCCTGTTTATGATTTTTTTATCCAATTTAATTGGCAAATATTCAGATAATTCCTCATGTAAATTTTCATATTTAATAATTTTATCAACAATTAATTTATTATTGTCATCTGTGTAGCGAAAATGATCTATAGGTAGCAGTGTGCTGTTGATGTATTGACCCCAAGTCATTTGCAATCTCTGTGTGATAGATCTATTTTTATCCACAAGCCAACTGTAATGACTGATGCATTTGCTCACAGGCTCACGCTCTATGCAAAACAGTTTGTGAGTTTTGCGTAATTGTGTGGGAATATCTCGAGCAATAGTCCATTCGCTATAGCCTTCGCTGTTGCGAGCTCTATAAAAATGCACAGGTGTTTCTAATTCTGCCACAATATCTGTTTCACATGCATGCAAATTCATTGCAGTTGCAACGGCAGTGCTGGCAGTGCGTTGAGTTTTAATCAATATTAATCCGTGTTTTTCTAACTGTATCATCTTTCTCTGCGACTGATTTCTGTGATTGTGTTCTTGCCATAACCCATACGGCGTTTGAAATATAAATTATCCAAATGTTTTTCAACTGAATCAGGTTTATTATTTGGATCAATTTGATATTCAAATAAACCTCCCTTTAATTGATCTGAATAATTATTCAAATATTCATAATAATTACCTGGTAATATTATTTTTTTAGGATAACCATCGTAATAATTATGAATAAATTCTTTTTGTGCATAGGCCAAACTGCCTTCTAACCCAGTTGCGTCAGTGATAAATGCCCAACTGGCTGTGTAATTCTCATGTAATAATCTGTTGAAATTCCATAAAAATGTGTGGGCACTGAATCCATTAGGCGCACGACCCTCTAAAAATAAGTCTAAATGCTGTCGTTGTTCACGCCAATTGGCACCAATTATGCAGGGACTGGCATTTAATCGTTCAAATAAATCATTATAAAATGTCAAATAATCTGTTTCACCCTGACCAACTCGCACACGACTGATTAATTGTGTCCAACCTCCACAGTGAAAATTGATTATCATGCTGGCATATTGCCAACAGTCAATGAATTCACTATAGCTCATAGTGTTGGTGGCCACAACAACCTCTGTTTTTTCTAGAATATCTTCATCGCCAGGTTCTATTTCTCCACTCACATAACCACTTAATTCACGAGTTTCAAAGCCATATTCACTCACATGACTCTTGGTGCTTTCTGCATTTTCCAACAATTGATGAAACCATATTTCTATACTGTTGTGTTGTCCTATGCGTAACACTTCTGCTAGACCATCACGCCACGATTGTACTGTTTCTAATGGCAGTGGCAGTATTAATTCTGTATAACTGGCTAAACCTTTTGAATTGATCAGATCAAACATGTCTTGCATGTGCGAAATATCCATGTTTTTGCGTTCAATTGCTGTTTGCACACCCTCATTCATTGATTGCACACTGATGGTCATGGCACGGTTTTTACCACCTTGCGTTAAATGTTCCACTATGGGCAACACATTTTGACGGCTGTTTTTGTGCCAATTTGCGTTCCAAACTTCAGGATAACCATACTGCCTTTGGTATTTGGTCATCCATTGTGCTATCTGCATGTCACGTTCTGGAAACATGCCAAAGTTAGCATCAGCCACAAACACATACTCTATGCCATTGCGAGCAATCCATTCTATTTCCCCTTCAACTTTAGAGATGGGAAAACGCTTGACTTTGGCATAGGTCAATGAACCCCAATCACAAAATGTACACTTGAATGGACACCCCCTGTTGGTTTCCAGCGTTGTATTCCACCGAAGCGCCTGATTTTGAGCCAGCAGATGATCAAAAAACCCTACCAAATAGGGACTGGGTATGTCTAAATCTTCCAGTCGCTTGATATCATATACAGTTTTGGTTTGGCCTGATATTAAATCACGTGTATATTCCCGAAAACTCAGTTCACCCTCACTAATAATCCAAGTGTCCACATATGGCATTGATTCACGTTGAGATTCCAATCGATGTTCGCTTACTTGAGGTCCTCCAAATACTATGCGTGTTCGAGGATTAATTGATTTTATACTGTGTGCTAAACTCTTATTGTATTCCCAATTCCACATGTAATTTGAAAACAGCACAACATCATCACCTGCAAGCGCCAATGCTGTACTACCAATTGAATCACGTTTAAAAACAATTTGATTTAGTTTATATACACCCTCAAACTCACTGGAATATGCTGTATACACATAAACACAAGCAATAGAGTGTGGTAGCCAGTAGCTCTTATATGACTGAGAGCCCTGTGCAAAGTTTGGTTGAACTAATGAAATAGAATACATGTACACTATTTACACTCTAGAACACTTGATGCACACTATTAATGATTGAGTCAGGTGTTGGGCGGAACCATATTTTAAATGCCCTACAAGCAATGGCCCCGCTGTACGCATATAGTGAAAAATAAGTTGATGAGACCTTCCCCACCCGGGTACATATATACACTATTATTCTGGCCGAAATGCATTTAAAATACCTACAATGGCGAAAATAAGTTGATGAGACCTTCCCCACGAAGTGTAACCAATGGGATTAAAACGCCTATAGTGTAGTAAATCACCCTATATACAGTTAAAAACTCCATCCCCATACCCGAAAAGTGGTATGATGTGGAGGCCCCGCTGTACGCAAGCACGCATGCATGTACATGTATACACTATATATTGTGCCATGCATTACATGTATACACTATATATTGTGCCACACAATCGACTATGTGCTACCCAGTTTAAATAGGCTGGCAGTGTAGGCGTCTACAAAGCGAATTTCTATAGAAAATTTTCCATAACCATAACGATCATTAACACGTTTGATCAGACATTCTCCAGGTTGAACCCCACATATGGTGTATATGTATTCATATAGGCCTCGAGTGGTCAGTCTCTGCATGGGATAACCACCACTGTTTATCGACTGTAGCAGAGTTCGACTGTCGTATTTTACACTATATTCACTTGCATTCCAGAATTCTCGCTCTGCATCTGTGGCGAAACTGACTGAATTTGAGCTCCTGACTCCCATAACACATGTATTATACACTATAACGGGGAGATGTCAACACATTTATTTTGTGCTGTTGGGCGGGATTTGGTAGACAGAATGGGATTTTTGTGCTATACTCTGCTATTCAGCGAACTGATAGGGGTAGGTTCTAGGTGTTCTTTCTGGTGCCCCAGTCCGGGATTGGGCCGCCATACTTCTTGCCTTTGATCTTCTTGCCACCCATCTTGACTCGCTTGGCGCCGATCTTGTGGCTCTTGTCACCTTCACGCCTGCGATAACCTTGGCTCTTGCAACTAGCCAATTGGCTGGCACCCAACTCCTTGTCTGGGATTGATGAGGTACAAAGCTCTTTGCTGGCTTTGGCTTCTGACTTGATTGTGGTTATGACTTCTGAAATCTTCATTGTAACAGTATTTATCACCTTGTTCGACCGGTTAACGATCACAAACCACCGGTCGCAAACGCCCTGTTTATGGCACTCTAAGACCGGCCAGAATTTCTGGGTCTACTTGGCTTATCAACCAAACGAAATTTTCTACTGGTTCTGCACCACAATTTCCGGCATATGTATATTGATATTGTACATATGTAACAATATTGTTACATTTCCTATGGCAAAATTCAGATCTACTGAGGAAATGTAACATTTCGCTGTAAAAATGGTGGTAGTGGATAACCTGTGGATAACACTCAAAAAGTGAATTCCCTCCCCTAGGCCTAGGTCTTTCACGTTCACTCAATAAAAAATCACTGTAGATCAATGGCTTAGAGGCACTGTCTAGAAAGAACATGAAGCAAATAGTGCTACTGTTGAACTTGCCGATCACCAAAAGTTTTTTGTGTTTTGGCTAAAAACTGGTTGACAACGTGTGTGTATGCTGTTATAGTATACACATATGTACGATAAGCGACATGCATGGGAGCGAGACATGAACCGAGCAGAAATTCTAGCAAAGATCGCTGAGTTGGAAGAAGAGTTGGAATCGTTAGATGAAATGGACTACCAATCATTTGAAGTTATCAACTACGAATTACAATTTCTTTATATCGACCTTGATCGAGCAGAATAAGGGGAGATCATGTGTGCTACAACCGTAGCATTTCTCTAGCACACTTTTGGGTGTGCTTTTTTTTGGAAAAAATATTTTTTTCAAAATGGGTGGGGGTAGGTGGCTCTTTTGTGCAGGGGTTGCAAATTTTGAATTTTGGCCTATCCGAAATCTAGTTTTTTTCTCACCATATATGAGGACCACCCTCAAAAAATTTTCTTGAAAAATGATTTTTTTCACTGCTATATAGGCCTGGCCCTGAGATTAAGTGTGTGTTTTATTGCTGTACAGTGACTTAAAATTTCTCCTAGAACCTTATACGCATATCAGTGTATAACGTTGCACACACGGCGTTATACAGCGTCTAAGACTATGTATTAGCAGTGATCAATATGCCAGCATACAGTAATAGAAACACTGAGATCATCAGTATGCTGTACAGCAGTGTGTTAATCACGCAGTTTTTAAGCCAATTCCACATTTAACTGGGCCAATCGTCATCATCATCACTGAACAGTGTATACAGTATTAACAATATCAGTAGAGCTGTGATAACGTCCATTTAATTCACCATGAATACATATTCACGTAGCAGTGTGTTAAACAGTAGCAGTACTCCAGTACCATTTAACAGTATAAGAGCACGATCTTTCCACAGAATACCTACCCAACACCAACCTATCACACCTATCAGACTCAGTACCAAATCATACTGTACTAGGGGTTCAATACCACGCATGCTCATAGCACACAGCACACAGATTGAGCTGATCCATTTAATCCACCAACTGAGATCACCTTTGGGAGTCTTGCTTTTGTATATGCGACTGCTGTGTTCAATCTCTGCTACTGTGAACTCCTCGCCTCTATCTGTGGTTATAGTTGCGGTGGGATCTGGTGCAGGCGTATTTTCCACTGTGGATTTGGCTCTGCTACGAATACGTTTGATTTTATTTTCGTTCATAAAAACCTCTTTTCGGGTGGGTGTAACCGCGGCGGTCGGAACGGTCGGCCCCTAACCTTCGGCCCCCTTGGTTGTTTGTACTCTGTCTATGGTTGTGGTTATATAGTGATCTATTGCTGATCTGTCTAGTGCATCATTGCAATTGGTGCTTTTGATGCTGTTGGTGTATGTGTCTATGGCGGTGGGAAACTTACTGCTGTGTTCACACCACACTGTGAGTCGGTGCAGTGAATCTGCTTGTTTGTCTACAACCACATCTTTAACACGAGTGATCCAACGGCCTGCTTGTATGGGTCTGTGAAAGAATTGTGTTACTGCACCGTGACGAAAGTCTTCTGTGATCGACTGAACGAAAGCATCTAGATCAGGTGTGTCTATGCTGACGCTGTCTGTTAACTGCTGTAGATCATTGAGATCTGGTAACAGCATGGTGAATGTGAGAACACCTTTACCCGCTGATGTGTGTGCAAATTCAGCAGTGGTGCTCCGGGTGTGTTTACTTGGGTGTGTCATTTTTCTCCTCTGTGTGAACTATTCTGCAGATGTATCCTTGATCTATTAAGTCATCTATGAATGCATCTACACGGTGTGCAGGTACCTGCTCAGTAAACCAATGAGTGGTACTGCTTAATCGATGATTGTAGTGTACAGTGATCATTCGCCTGTTTGATATTGCGTGAACACAGTGTTGTGTGTTTTGCCGTTGTTGACCTGTATAAAGGTTGTACACTTGGATAAGTGTTTGAGCTTCTTGGCACCCACATAAGTACATGCCGATCTTACTCCGCCTAGTATGTCTGTGATCACGGTGTTAACTGATCCTTTGTAGGGCACTTCTACTACTCGCCCTTCTGAGGTTCTATGATCCTGTACACCGCCGTTATGTTCTTGTGCCACAGTTGTGCTACTGCCATAGAAGCGAACAAACTGTTGAGCGTTGATCATGTGTCGTTCTCGATCTGTGTGTTTGCCTACTTCGTAGTGTACTTGATTGGTAGCAATGTGTTTGGTGATCACTTCACCACCGCCCTCATCACAGCCTGCAAACATACCGCCCAACATCACAAAGTCTGCACCTGCTCCAAATGCTTTGGCTACATCTCCAGCACTAGTACAACCGCCATCAGCAATGATGTGTCCACCAAGACCATGAGCGGCGTCAGCACACTCAATGACTGCGGATAACTGCGGGTACCCAACGCCAGTCTTAACCCTAGTAGTACAAACACTACCAGGCCCAATACCAACTTTAACGATATCGGCCCCATTTAAGATCAACTCCTCTGTGATATCTGGTGTAACCACGTTGCCTGCAATGATCACCACATCAGGATGACGTGCTTTGAAATCAGCAACATAGTTGATAAATCTTTCACTATAACCATTAGCAACATCAATGCACACATATTCAATGTCGGGCAAATAGTCTAACAGTTTGTTAATGCGTTGTGCATCTACGTCTGTGATGCCAGTAGAGAACGCAACACTCTGCATGAGATCCTGTCTGTATACATTGGTCAACATCCAATCGTATATGTCTGCTACACCATAGCTCTTGTCCAAACAGGTAAACATGCTCTTCTTGGCCAATGCTAGAGCCATATCAAATGTGCCCACACCCTGCATGTTAGCGGCCATGATAGGCACACCTTTGTATGTTTTATCTGTGTTACGCCAACGAAACTCGCGATGTAGATCTACTTCTTTTCTACTGCCCATTGTGCTACGTTTGGGTCTAAACAGTACATCTGAATAATCCAGTTTTACATCTGCTTCTATACGCATAGTATTACGATTCCTACATAAGTTAAAAAGTGTGCAAATTGATCAACACCATGTACAATCCAATACTGCTGATCCATTGGTGTTAATTTTTTATTTTTCCAAAAATTGCTTTTGGTATAGTCTACGTGATAGTGTATAACACCGTCACCGATGCTTAACAGTAGTGCATACATAGTTGGAATAGGAAACAACATCAGTACACCCAATGTTAGTAATCCATGATACCCACTGTGTGCAATACCGCCCCAAGCACCATAAGTGCCTTTGTCTTTGATCATCCAACTGTATTGCATAAAGTAATCTGCAATAATGTGTTTGGCCATTAGCAATGTGATTAATGCCAGTGTCATAGGTCTGATTCTTTTACAAATACTCCGTCGACCATTTTACCTTTGCGGTCTTTGATATCGTCCCATGCTTGCTCTAAGCATTGTTCAATGGTAAGGTTGTTACGTTCTGCAATGTTGATCAACACCACAATCATATCGCCGATGTCGTCTGCAATGTCTTTGCCTTTGCAGATGTTGTCTGATAGTTCGCCTGCTTCTTGAATAAGTTTAGCAAACTGGCTTTTGTCATCACTGCCGTCAATTAAGTTTCTATCGTGATGCCATCGTGCAATATTATCGATAAGTTCATTTACCGTTGCCATCTAAGTGTGTCTCCGTCCTCTATTACTTGGTTTCCTCTTTGGCCTTTGTAGCTCTTGTATGTGTCACCTGCAAGGTAATACATCCATGCTTTGCCTTCTGTGGTATGTGTTAGTTGTCTATTATAGAAGTCCGGGTAACCTTCAATAGCATCTAGGTCTTTCATAGTGTCTTCATCAACTTCCCATACTTCACCTTCAATGTGATATTCACCATTGAGGAACACACCTGGAAATGCACCCAAATCTGCCATTTCATAGTCCGGATAAACAGTCTTTGCCTTACCCACAATGGTAGCACCGTCTCCAAAGCGATCTAAGCCTCGAAGTTCACCACCGCTTTTTAATGTGCCGTACACGAATACTTTAGCCATCAATCTTGTCTTCTAGTATTTTGATCCTTTGATTCAAACTGCTGATCAATCTGCTGACATCCGCATCAAGAGGTTTACTTTGACTGGCCACAGCCATACCTTCAAGATCATCAATTTTAGAATTTAATTCTGCAATGATTCTGTTTTTGTCAGATATGAGTTCAAGCAGTTCTGCTTTAGTCATTTGTGTTGTGCTTTTTGCAACCATAATATTAATCCTAATTTATATACATATTATACTATATAATAGTTATTTGTCAACCGGCATCTCGCTCGTCTAAAGATGGGCGACCGTGTGCATTGTGCGTTCCGCAATACATACTGCATATAGGCAATCTACCGTGCCTTACATCATTGTTAGCAATGTTATTGTACACTAACTGATCTAATGCATCGCTGGCAATTATTTCTTCTACAGTATGTTTTTTAGTATCAAACTTGTCTATGCCAATTTCTAAAACTTTGTTTACAAAGTGCTGTCTAATTTTACCTTCTACGTTGTTTTGTAAATGCATGCTGAGGGCTGATCCCATCATACAGCACGGCATAACATATCCATCTGCCCCAACAAATATTTCTCGCTCTGCTTCTGTGTCTGTTAAGTCTGCAGGGTTATTAAAATTAAAACTCTTACATGCAACCGGTGTGCTGTATTCTGTTATCTCTTCTTTGGTTAGATCTGCTTCATAGTTTCCTACATTGTTTAACATAAACAAAGGTTTTGCATTCTTGCCCCAATCTTTTATTACAGGTGTAATAGTTGTTGTGTCCACAGGCATTTGCACTGCTAGTATTCTTTTCCATTTGTGTATTGCAATACCTTCTTTGGTATGTATGTCATCCATTGCTTTGATAACATGATCTCGTAGATTGTTACCATCAAACCATTGATGTGGCGCACTAAATCTATAACTGCTGATCTTTGCTAACATTTCATCTGGCTCGTGAATATTGTGGCTCCATTCTCCGTTGGCTTTGAAGATTGGCATACCACCATTGAGGCCGTCCTGTGCATGTATCACTGGTTTTCTGTACCACAAGTCTGCTTTATACTTTTGTGCAAACTCTGCCATGTCTAATATTTGATGTTGATTATGGCGCCACAGAATCATTTGAATTTCTGCCATACCATACTCACCGCAGTCATCATCGTCATTGAAATATTTAGTCCAACGAACTTTCATTTTGTTTTCAAACCCACGTTGATATGCTTCTAGATTCTTAACAATGTTAGACCACTTAACTCCTACTCTGTGATAATGATTGGTATCTTCTAAGCCATCGATACCAAAGATAACTCTAACACCAAGTTGTGCAAGTTCTGTGTATGTATCCGGGTTGCCTAAGCCACCGTTGGTGTGAACATTAATAAGTATGTCGGGGTTACGCATTATAAACCAACGACATATTAATCCTATTTCTTTGTTACCCATACTGTCACCGATATTGCCACACATGGTAACAGTTTCTAATTGTTTAGAAATACTTTTGTATGCTTTTTTGATTGATGCAAATGTTTGATTTGCAGGATTAATAATCTGTACGCCAGCAGTGTTTCTAACGCACATAGGGCAACTTGCTTGACAAGTACTTGAAATTTCTAAATCTATATGTTTAAGATTCGACATCGACTTTGACTAAACCTATTTTGCTTTGTTCTAAAAATTCTTTACCAGAGCCCTTTGCCGCATCGTAATCTATTGAGTAATAAACATTCTTTATTCCAGATTGGTGTATGAGTTTAGCACATTCTATACAAGGCATGTGTGTACAAAATAGATCTGCATCTTTACTACTTTCATTACTTTGAGCAACTTTAGCAATGGCATTTGCTTCTGCGTGTAGCACTTCTGCTTTAGTAATTGATTTATACCAAGTTATACTGTCACCTCCTTGGTGCATTAGATAACCTTGCTTTAAATATTCTTCTCTCATGTGAGGAACATCATTTATTTTTTCGTGTGTTTCGCATTCGTTAGTCCATCCACTAGGCATACCATTGTAGCCAATAGAGATAATGCGATTGTCTTTTACAACAACACACCCGACCTTTGCACGTTTTGCACTGCTTAAATTTGCAAACGTGTAAGCAGTGTCCATGTATGCTTTGACAAACTTACTCTTTAGCATCTTTCTTATCTAACCCAAAGCCAATATAATTGTACCATGCACGTTCATGCCAATAATACAGCACCATCTTTGTTACAACTTCAAACCCTGCTACAACTCCGCCAAGTGCTACTGCTTGTTCTGTGGTATAACCAAAACCAAATGCACTAGCAAGAAATGTTATAATAAATGTGTCTGTGGTTGCAACTACACGCCATGTGATTGTTTTTGCTATATGTCTCTTGCGCGATACTGCCATAATCTCCTTGTTAAATCGTATAGTGCTACAACACTAAAACCACTTATTAAAAATCTAATATCAAACAGTAATGAATCTAAACTAAAAGGCGGATACAGTTGCCCAATGTTTGCAAATACATGCCAAATTAACCAACTGGCAAACAATGATGTATAAATTTTATCTTGCAGTAGTTTACTAACAAATGGTGCTAGTGCTATTGCTGTATATGTCATTATCATACTGTTATGAAAACCTATAATAGCATCTGAAACAAACATAACTGCCAGCGGAAATAGAAATGCTAGATTGCTTTTGGAAATGTAGGGCGTAAGTACAGCAATACCTAATAATGGTTCACTGTTTGCCGGCAACGGCAAAAGTCTACTTAGAATTAATGTACCGAATAATAGTATGCCTGCCTTTAAGTTATTGTTCATTATTTTCCTTGTTCTGCTTGAAAAACTCTTTTCCTTAAACTGGTAGAACTAAAACTGTGATCTCTACCGTTATAAACTATTTTACTTCCTCGTTTTTTTGCTATATCTTTTCCTGTGAACTCTTTGTTTTTGTATTCTTCACCTAATACTCTTACATCTATAGGAAGTGTTAGCAGTATGTCTATTAAATCTTGCTCAGTGTTATAAATTACAATCTCATCTACATATTTAACTGCGGCTAATTGTATTTGTCTTTCAACAATACTTTGCACAGGAAGGTTCTTAGAGTCTGGACGATCTATAGTGGGGTCAACCTGCAACCCCACTATTAGATAATCACAGTGCCTTTTAGCCTCTTCTAGCATAGTGATGTGGCCTGCATGTAGTAAATCAAATGTACTGCATGTAAAACCTATCTTACCACAATCTTTGTAGTCAAGTTTCATATGCTAAAGTTCCTAAACTGCTCTATTTCAGACGTAACACTATTTACTACTGTACCCCATAAGGTACCACCTTTTCCTGAACCAGTATCTAAGAATACTGTAATACCTCCGTTGTCGTTCTTAACTACAGAAGGAGCAACTTGGAAGTTATCAAAATTAGGCACACCTATCATAGGCCTAGGGTCGTGTCCCACAAATAACTTAATACCTGAAGGAACATCATCTACCCAATCGTACAATCTGATAGGGTATGTTTCGCCTCTGTAATGAGCAATTTGGCTGTGGTCAGCAAAAGAGTACATCATTCTATCTCTGTTGTGAGCAGTCAATTCTTTTGTGTCCCAAAAATTTTTGCTCATTGCGGCGTGTGTAACAAACATGCTATCGTTTAACTGTGTAAAGTGAACTGCTTTGCTCATTAAATCTTTAAACACATCTTTAAAGAATTGATTGCTGTTCATCTGATCTACAGTGACCTGATTTGGTGCAGTTATCTTAACATCTCTGCCTAACAACCATCTGTGTATCTTCCACTCGTGGTTTCCGATAATTAGTGTTGCTTTATCTTGATCTACTAACTGTTTAAATAATGTTAATACTTTGAAGCCGTCAGGACCATTATCAATGAGATCTCCCACAGACACCAAATGCAAATCGTTATCCACAGCGAATTGTACCGCTTTTTGAAACGGTGCAAACTCTGCATGTACATCACCTATAATTAAAAATTTCATTAATTTGCACTCCTGACTGTTTACATATTATAGCACACTTTATACAAATGTCAAGAGTGATAAATATATGTAATTAAGGGAGTTCCTAGGTGGCGCAAGTTAAAAATTACGGTTTAATTGGCGTTGGCGGTGATTTACAACTAGGTAAACAAGGGCCTAGATTTTTAGCCAATGCTGATACCGGCACAGTATCTGTAACCAATGAAGGCGGTGTAGCCACGACTTTATCTGGTGCTAATGCAATTAATGCATCTGATTTTGTAACAAAGTCGCAACTTGATTCGATACAGACTGCTGAAGCAACTTTTACTAGCTCACTAACATACAATGGTGGCAACAGTGCGTTAGGAACTATACCTGCAGGAACAAAAACAGTTATCACTACACTTACAGTTTCTCAGGTATTTGACGGTAATGCTTCGATAACAATTGGTACAAACTCAGACAATAATCAATTGATGGGTTCAATTTATAACGAACTGGATATACAAAGTTCTTATCAAACAATAACAACATTTAATTTTGTTGCTGATACAGCGATTACAGCATTTGTTCCTTCAAGTAATGCTACTCAAGGAACAGCAACAGTTGTTGTAAGTTACTACTAATAAAAAATTTCTTCGATATCAATATTAGTAAAACCGGGTTGTCGATCCCATTTTGCTGGTCTATTGTATTTTTTACTTTGATCTAATTGATGGGTATAAATTATTTCGTAGTTCGGTAATGATGATCTAATTGCGTCTAAATCTAAATACTGGTTATGTAAAAAATTTGTACACCAAGACCAATGTTCGTTGATTAGTGTTACATCAATTGATTTCTCAAAATTACTGTGCCAGTTATCTTTTTGTTTTGCTATGTAGTAACTTTTTACTTGATTGTCAAAATCTTTTCTTATAAGCAAATAAATTTTTTCAGATAAATTTACGCAATCTTGTAATAATGTTTTTACTTGACTAGATTGTATATGGTAGGGAAATAATTTAACTACTGTGTTTGGATTTTGCTCTATATATCGTAGTGCTGACTTATGACTGTCTTTTAAATTTTCATGAAAGCATTCATCTAAATTTTCGTAGTTGTTTTCTTGTGCTAAATGTTTGCAAAAGTTTGTACTACCTGTTCGATATGTAGATAGGACCAATATCATGTGTATTCAAATCCATGTACTTCTTCTAGTAGTTGATAAAACATAGGTTCACCTTTGTGTACATTTTCTTCCCATTCATCATCGGCATTACTGTCTGCATCGTCGCTAATATATTTGTAACAAATAAAATCTTTGCTCATTGTTGCACACACTTTTGCTAATGCGTATGCTTCCATATCAACTACATTAAACTTTCTGCCTTCTAGTAAATTTTGAAATAAATCTAGTGCATTTAAATCAGTCACAAACTGGTCTTGTGTTCTACAAATTAAACCGTCAGTACCAAAATTAATTACGCCTGCCACAGACTTGTCATCGCCAAAAGTGACACCAGGACCATCTGTGATTAAACTACAATCCATGTCTCCTTGTACAAATGTTGTGCATTTTATCAAGTCTCCTTTAGAAACTCCGTAGGCGGCACCTGCTGTTCCGTAATTAATCACCCTTCTTATTTCTGGATGTTCTATCAAATATCTAGTCAATACCATAGTTGCATTAATTTTACCTACACCGGTAAACAATAATCTTTCAGGTGCGTATTCAGGCAATTCTGATGCTAATGCTGTTACTACTATTGTGTCGTTTTGTTTATCTCGTAAATGTGTAAAAAGTTCCGTTTGTTTAATTTCCATAATTGGTACATGCATCAAAATATTTTTCTAAATTCTCATGCATGATTTTCCTTAATCTTTTCCATAGTATGCTGTGTGTATTTAACATATTTGATCTATTGTGTGCAGATTTTTTCGTAATACTTTCTATGTTTCTAATATACTTGTTAATACTAAAATTTTCTATATTGTCGACACAGTTTATTAACGAGCTCAATGGCTGATCATTATCATTTAATGGATAGGTAGGATAATCTAATATCTCATCAAATAATTCAAACCCTAGTTCTGTTAAACTTCTATAATATAATCCTTGTTGTTTATTGTCTATAATAAAAGGATGTCCCATCATAATTGGATATATGCTTTTTTCACTAATACATAATGTTCCATTTGCTGATGTAGATTCTGTTATCATACTGAAATATGATTTGTTATAAACCCATATAGGATGATATCTTCTTCTATTACTAAAAGGAGTATCTCCTAGATAATTAAGAGCCCAATTATTTAATGTTACATCATTTACTCTATATAAAAAATTCTCAAAACAATCGTTGGACATTAATGAATCTATATCTATATCTACGTTACCACTGTAATCTTTTAAAATCTTAATCCTGTTTTTATCTTGGAAAACATTTTCATATGTACTTTTAAATAAATTCCATTTTTGATCTGTCATGGCCCTTGAAGAAAGGTGTCCTTTATCTCTGCTGTATGTAACTATGCCTTTATCCAAAATACCTTTACAATGTGTTAAGAAGAATTGAGTTATAGTTTTCACACTATCGGATCTAAATTTTAAATTGTTAAAAATAAAACTCTTGTATTCTGTGTGTTTGAGATTTATTGTGTGATAATTGATGTTGACATTGAGAAAATTATTTACAAGTCTTGTAAAGAACGAAGGAAACGGTATGTGTCTTTCGTGTAACGAGGCACCATATGCCATGTCCATAACAAAACAATTAGGCAACTGCTTGCATATTTCTTGCACATCTATACAGGGTTCTTGACTGCTGTAAAGAATAAAAGGCATGCCTCTGAAAAAAGCGTTTGCTTTAACTGCTACTTGTGTCCAGTTGTGGTAACTGCCAATATCTATTATTCTCAGCGAGTGTGGGTCAGATTTTTTATAGGTGTAATCGCAGTCTAACCCTACACTGTTTAATATATATCTAAACATGTCTGCTTCGAGATAGGGCATGTATGCATGTTTATCGTTGTTTTTTATGTTATTGAATTCGCTCTCATCATCACTGTGAGTTTTCCATCTAGGATCAGGGATTCCTAAACTTAAAAGTGTTACGCCGCTGTTAAAATACTCATTAGAGTATACTTTGATTGTTCTCATCGGTAATGAAAAATGCGTGTATTTTAGGTGTAGTCGTAATGATTTGATCAATAAAATCTTTACCGCATGTAAAGTTGTGACTTATGCACTCGCCTAGTTGATGCCTGCCTGGAGTAAACTTTGGATCTGAAAGATCTAAATAATCACCGATTTTTTTATCCACAATCCATTTGTTATAAATTTCCATTTGATCACCATACCATTCGTCGTGACTGCAAGCAGTAAAGTCGTATTGCACCCATGGATTGAGCTCCCATTGCTGGCTTATCATATCTTTGTAAATTAGTTCTTCGTCTTCTGTTACACTGCATGTAAATAAATCTTTTCCAACAGTGCCAAAGTCTAATGTAAGAGCATTGCTAGAACGTACCATAGTAAAATGTTTGTAATCTTCTGGCAACAACTTTATTTCTGTTCTTTTAGGCGAATCACATTTCAAACTGGTGAAGTATGTTGGCTCAGCACTGTCTAATTTTTCAATACTGTTTTCTACACCTAACCTCTCATTGTAATGTACTAATAGATTTATAGATTGTAATTTATTCCATAGAATATTATGAGTTTCTGCATCGACTTCGCCTCTACTAACTTTTGATTCTAGTTCTACCATTCTAGTTTCAAAATGGTCGTGCAACTCGTTTAAACTTTTATCACGTTTATCAAAAATATCAACTTCATTTAATTTTAATTCGCTAGGAATATCAAACCAAATATTATCTCTGTAATCAGTATTCAGCCATTCTATAATACAGTTCATTTCGTTTCTGCTGGCCAAAACATCTTCTGTAGTTAAACCTTTATAAATGTCAGCAATCATTCTCCATGATTTTTTCCTACGTCTTACCATCAAATCATAACAAATTGCATGCACTTTATATCTGTACGCATCTATGAATTTTTTGGTAAGTGGTAAGTCGTTCAGTTCCCACGTAACTGTCTGACGCTGATCCACTTCCATAATCTTTTCTGGTTCGAGGTGCCAATAAAACTCTTCACTGACATTACTGCCGGTGTAGTTTACAAATCCAGGCTCGTAAACAACATGATATCTATACTTTGTCATATCCTAAGGTCTCATTTGGTGATGTGTTTTCATTAACAAATTTAAAAATTCTTTGAATATGTTTAACGTCGTCTAAGTCTCTTACACTACATACTTCGTTTGCAAAGTGAAGTTCTACGTTATGTTCTACGGCGAGTTGTAATAATGATTGTCTTCTAAATGGGTCATCGGGTAAGCAGTAGATACTACATAACACAATACCTTCTACACCGTAACCTGTAATGTATTTTTCTAATCCAGGTAACCAATCTAAAAATTCATTTTCAAACTGATAGTCGTTAATCTTAATATCATTCTTTTTACAGTAGTCGTTAATAATTCCTCTTTGCATTGGTAAAGGAATAGGATTACTAAACTCACTATTCCATCCTGCATAACTGATCCACTTCTTGCTAGTATCTATAGTTCTTGTATCTGGTCTTTCGCCGATAAATCTAAAATACCCACCAGGTAATTTCCTATGGTAGTGCCCGCCTACTGGCAGTATTCTACCATCCATACTCCAACGGGTAATGTCAGTGTCGTTGTTAAAGTTGCCGTGTATGTGATGTTGTTGGAATAAATGTGCCTGTCCTGGCTCTAGTGTAACCGGCCAGCAGTGTGTTGCACACTCTTCCTGTAATCTATCATAACTCCAACGATTAGTATACGCATCTTTTGTTATTCTATCGCTCTCTTCCCAGTCCATGATTTGCATGCTGTTGTTACCGTAGCATTTAGTGAATGGTGTCCACACTGTTCTTAATCCTAAACCGTTACCAACCCAAATGCCTTGATGGAATGCTAACAGTCTGCCTACTTTTGCTTGATTAGGGATAACAATTCTTACTGTAAAGAATCGCTGTATCATCCAATCGTCGACATCAATTAGCCCTGGTACTGCATCACTATAGTATGCGTCAATCTTATCTTGTAGTTCTACTGTATCAAATTTTGTTTGGCAGTGCCTGCCCAATTCTAAAATTTCATCCGGTGTTAATATCTTGTGTACCGTTTCAAGTGATTCTATTTGTGGAAATTTTTCTTTAGCAACATTTAACCAGTACTCTGGCCAGTTGTGCTTTTCTAAATCATAACTGTATGTTTGATTATCCCATCTTGGGTCTAAGTCGTGTAAGCTCATCGTGTGTGTCCTAAAAGTAAGTCTGGTTCTGGTTCATCCGTGATGAACTCTAGTAGACTGTTAATATAATATAATTCTTCTGCACTATCAAGTTTAATTCTTTCGTCAACAAAAATAATTGGCTTCTTCTTTTCCAGTGCCAAGTTGAGCAAATAGTCTCTACGTTCTTTATCTGCAGTCATACCTAAAATACTAGGTATAATTATGCCGCCAATATGTTCGTCTTTTAAAAAATCTTCTAGCATAGGCTCCCATGTACAGAAACTAAGTTCTAATGGATAATCAACTGGTGTAATGCCGTTGTCTTTGCAGAACTGATCCATTACCATAGAAGTCCAAAAGAACGGTGTTGTTTTATTAAATCTTGTTTCCATATCAATATAGTTAATCCAGTTCAAACTAGTATCTATATCTGTAATAGGTTTTCTATAAGTTTTGTACAATCTAAAATAGCCACCCGGTCTTCTCTTCCCGTAATTTCCCCCTCTTAACAGCACTCTAGTATCAAAACTCCAACGAGTTATGTCTGTATCGTTGTTTATATTGCCGTGAATATGACCTTGCTGGAATAACCAACTCTGTCCTGGTTCAGTGTTGCATGGGATAGCATGCTTTAAACACTCTTCCTGTATTTTCTTATAACTCCATTTGTTGTCATAAGTCTGTTGTGTTATTTTTCTGCTCGCATCCCAGGGTAAGATTTGCATAGTATTACTATCCCATGCTTTAGTTAGAGGAGTCCAGATACTGTACATACCAGGGCCATGTCCGTACCAAATACCTTGATGGAAGTTAAGTGTTCTGCCGTGTTTGCTTTGATTAGGAATGACGACTCGCATACCCACAACATCTTGAATCATAAATTCTTCGTTGTCTAGCAGATGTGCAAAGTTTTCGCCTACAAAGTTATCAAGCATTCTAGCAAACTCTTCAGATTTACATATACGCTGTACGTTCCAAACGAAATCGTTTATTTCGTTAGGCTTAAAAATTTCATGCACAGTTTCTAGTTCTGTTACTTGAGGATACTTGTCTCTTACTGCTTCTAAAAAATATTCTCGCCAGTTATATTTTTGTAAATCGTAGTTTACTATTTGATTGTCCCATCTGGGATCTAGTGTGTTTTGTTTCATGCATATATTTATAATGCACTATTTAAAAATTTAAATTTATTTGAAGATTTTTGTAATTTCCTTTGTGTGTTTCGAAATAATTTTCCCATTCGATGATATCCCAATTAACATTCAGGTTATTGGTTCCTCCTAGCGAATATTTTTCTCTGTTTGATTCTATAAAGTCTTTATTATCTAGCAGTTGTTTTTTTGTAGGTTTAGGTCCTCGTTCGACATATAAGAATCGCATATTCACTTTGCTGAAGTCACTCCATATCCAATCGGTGCCCGGGACTACTTGCATGTCGCTATACTTTTGAAAACGTGGGGCAGAGTCTTCTCGCCAAAAGCCGAATGCTCGAAAAAATGTTTCTGGGAACAAGTCCCACTGTGCTTGTTGCATTTTATGACCATAGCCCTTACCTCTATGTTCTTGCTCTACAAATATGCCTCTTGTTCGTATAAACATATCGTCTATGTTATATACGCAACTGTGTGCTACTGTAACGCTGTCTACAGTGTATTTTACAGGAAATAGCATTATATCAGTGTGCCACATGTGTTGCGGATACTGTACAATATAGTAAGGATTATTCCATATTGGTATTGTGCTAGGATCTTCTATTTTCCATAATGGAGCAATACCTTTTTGATATTCGCTCCATGATATGATCTCTAGTTTTTCATTAGGCATTTGCTTTGAGATATGTCAGCATAGTGTAGACATCTGATACTTCAAAAGGATCGCCCTCAGCATTATCAGCGAATCCAGGCTCTACCCACATCTTAGTAATTTCTCTGTTCTTTACAATCATAGAATATCTCCAAGACCTAAAGCCAAAACCAAGATTATCCTTATCTACTAACATTCCCATCTTACGAGTAAATTCGCCACTGCCATCTGGCAGTGCTTTTACATTATCTACTTGTAGTGATGACAGCCAAGAGTTCATAACAAAGGTATCGTTCACACTCAAACAATATACTTCGTCGATTCCTTGTTTACGCAATTCATCGTAATTTGATTCGTAGCCTGGCAAATGTGTGCTAGAACATGTTGGCGTAAATGCTCCAGGCAATGCAAAAACTGCAACAGTTTTACCGCTAAAAATTTCGTCTGTTGAGATGTTTGCCCAGGTCCAGCCAGGTGCATTATCAGATTTCACTCTAGCAATAAAAGTTACGTCAGGTACTGTATTCATTTAAAATCCTCCGTGTTGTTATGCGACTATTTATTAGGGCTTAGTAAATACCCATTTGATATTTGGCTTCGTCTGAAACATGTTGATCAGGATCCCATGGCGGATCAAAAGTCAAATTAATTTTTACTAAATTTACATCTTTAACACTCCTCACTGCAAATTCGGTTTCCATCATTATCATTTCACCGAAAGGACAGTTAGGTGCTGTTAATGTCATTAACACTTGCACATCGTTCTCTTGATTAACATCTATATTGTAAACTAATCCTAAGTCAACAATATTGATTCCTATTTCAGGATCAATCACTTTACGCAAGTTACTGCGTACTCTATCTTCTAACTTAATTTCTGTATCGTCTGGCATAATGTTTCTACTAATTTTTTACAATCTTGTTCGTCGTTGTATATGTGTGTGCTAACCCTAAGTATAGATCCCTTTCCGTACTTATTTACTAATGGGTGAGCACAAACCTTACCTACTCTAACTGCAACATTTTGTAAACCGAGAAATGCACTAATATCTGCAGGATGCACATCAGTTGTAAAACTAAAAACATTTCTAATACTGTCACTAGGATGAATCAAATGCATACCACTAATATTGAACAGTCCTTGATCTATTAATGTGTTTTGAACCTTAGATAAATGTTCTCTTATTTCGTCGTACCCGATGTAATTAATCCATTCTGCCGCAACACCTAAGCCTAATATGCCTGCTATATTAGGTGTGCCTGGTTCATGTTTAATAGGGCCATCATAAAAATCTACCGAACCATGAAAGTTATAACTGTTTACAGTTCCGCCTCCAAATTTAATTGGTTTAAACTCTTTATAGTTTACTCTGCTATATAAAAAGCCTATGCCGGTAGGCCCAAACATTTTATGACCACTAGCAACTAACCAGTCGGGTTTAAGTTCTTCCACATCAACTTTGTGACTGCTCAATGTTTGACACGCATCTATACATACTGGTATACCATGATCGTGTGCCATGCTTATAATTGTTTTTAAATCGTTAGTAAGACCGTTTACGTTGCTAGTTGATATTAAACTTAGCACAGCATCGGAGTATTTTTTAAATGCCTCATTCGCAACATCTGGGTCTACAACACCTCTTTCAGATAATGGTAATACTACTAATCTACCATTATCTATTGTTCTGCCTTGAGCTATCCAGGGCAATATGTTTGCACTATGTTCTGCTTCACTAATAATTACAACTTTGGCATTTTCGCACCACTTAGCAACCATGTTTAATCCATCTGTGGCACCAGAGGTAAACATAATTTGTTCAGCATCAGCATTAATTAACTTTGCAATACTTTCTCTTGACTCTTCGCAATCTTGTGTTACTTTTATACTCTGAGGGAAGTCTCCTCTATGTACGTTGCATCGTTCGTGCTCATAGTATTGAGTTATGCGATTCACTACACCTTGAAATGTTTGTGTGCTGGCCGCACTATCAAAATATGCTAATTCAGGGTTATTTGTTAATGTTTTAAAAAAGTCTTTCATGGTTCTATTTAGATAAAAATCCTTGTATGATAGTTTGTTTTGCTTGTGTATCATTATAACCCCTAGAGTTTAAATAATACAAAACGTCCTTGTCGATATTACTTATTGTACAACCATGTGAGCATTCTACTTCTTTAGTGTTAATATCTAGATTTGGTTCAGTAACTGCTACTGCTTCGTTACTTAATAATAAATTTTTATTAATCATTTTTGCAGATACATTTTCTGCTTTCTTTACAATGTTAATATTTCCTCGAAATGAGCTATAGGACTTATCATCTAAAACTGTTTTAATATCGATTAAACTTTTGCTATCTTTTCCATAGTGATTTATATTAACACTTACATTGTTAGAAGTGTTGTCTGCTATTTTGTTTCTGCTATAGAAATAAGAAGTACAATTTTTATACGAATCAATATCAAATATGTCTTGTGAGTAAGTACCTAAATCAGAATATACATCTGCATAAAAATGACTATTAGGATGTTGAATCACGCAACTTTCTGTTACACTGTAATTCGACTTTGAATGACTTCTTATTAATTCTAGAGATGCACCTTCCCTGATAATGTAGTAAATCTTTGTTAACATGATGTTATTATTAATAAACTCTTCTTGTAGTCTTACGTTGTTGCCTTTACTAATATCAATAAACACTACATTACAATCTAGGCTGTCTTTAGCAAGCGAACTATATGTTATTTTAGGATCTACATTACCACTTATAGACATACCTACAGGAGAAATACAATTTAGATATGCTAAATCTCCTAGCCTATTATTCCTTTTGCAGTATTTTTGATATAACGAAAAATTATTATTGCTGTTAAAGTAATCAAATGTTCTTACTGCTCTTCTACTATTATATTTTAAATTTGGATGCCACTCTATTTGCCCGTCAGATACTAGTATAACGTAATCCTCAACTTTAGTATTTTTAGTAGGCTTTGTGTTTACAGTTGCACTCATTAACTTTTCGAGTTGCATATTTTTGTAAAATTCTTCTTTTAAAAAATTTGTTTCCAATGTTTTTTTATTTTCGTTTCTAGAACTGTTATATATTTCATCTGAAAAGCGTTTGCCAGAAAGTAGGTTATTACGATAACCCATCGCTAACAATGTTTGGAAATTGCCAAAAGGATAAACAAAATCAGACATCTATACTAAATCCGTTTTCTAATATTTCGTAAGCAACAGAGATATCATCAAACTGTTTTGCTCGTTTATTTTTAAATATGGTAATTGACACCGGTGATAATTTTTCTATTAGTTGTTGATAGTGTGTTATCACAATCAGTGTTCTGTTTTGTTGATTAGCAAAATTTGTTAATTGTTCACTTAAAACATTTATAGCATCAATATCAAGACCACTATCAGGTTCATCTAAAATGGCAACTTTAGGATCAAGCATTAACATTTGAATAATTTCGTTTTTCTTTTGCTCTCCACCGCTGGCCTCTACATTTAAACTTTTTCTTTCAAAGCCCTCAGGCAAGTTAAATTTACTGAGTAGTTCTCTATACGTCGATAAACTGTTAGATATGCTAGAAGTTTTTATTGCCTGCCTTAAAAATTGAAAGTTGCTAAGACCTTCTATAGGTATAGGGTGCTGAAAACTCAAAAACAATCCTGCTTGAGCACGTTCATATGTTTCTAAACACAGCAAATCTTTACCATCAATTTGCACTGCTCCTTCTGTTTGATATTTGGGATTACCCATAAGAGCATGAGCAAAAGTACTTTTACCTACACCATTAGGCCCCATGACAATATGAATGCCTGGACCAAATTCTAAATGTAAGTCATCTAGAATAATGCCCCCATCGACTTTTACTGTAAACTCTTGTGTAACTAACATTACCCTACTGCTCCTTCAAGTGTAACACTCAACAATTTATTTGCTTCTGCCGCAAACTCTAACGGCAAATGCTGAAATACGTCTTTACAAAAACCGCTTACAATACAATTCACAGCATCTTCTTCACTAAAACCTCTGCTTTGTAGATAGTATAGAGCATCCTCTGAAAGTTTACCTGTGCTTGCTTCGTGCTCTACAATGCTATTATTATTATACTGCATAACTACCGGTAATGTCAATGCCTTACTGTTATCTAACATCAAACTATCGCACTGTGTATAGTTTCTACTGTTATTAGCACTTTTATTGATTCTAACCTTTCCTCGATAAGTGTTTACACTATCATCAAAACTTATGCCCTTGCTGATAATAGTACTCTTTGTGTTCTTTCCTACATGGAACATTTTTGTTCCGGTGTCTGCTTGTTGTTTGCCTTTGGTTACCGCAACACTGTAAAACTCACCAACACTATTGTCGCCTCGTAATATACAGGAGGGATATTTCCAAGTAACAGCACTGCCTGTCTCAACTTGAGTCCAACTAATTTTTGAATTTTCACCTTTACATAATCCTCTTTTTGTTACAAAGTTTAGTACACCACCCACTCCATTCTCGTCACCTGGGTACCAGTTTTGTACTGTGCTATATTTGATCTCTGCGTTATCGTGTGCTACTAGTTCTACTACAGCGGCATGTAGTGTGTTTTCATCATATGCTGGTGCTGTACAGCCTTCTAAGTAACTGACATAACTGTCCGCATCTGCTATGATCAAAGTGCGTTCAAACTGTCCTGTGTTCCTAGCATTGATACGAAAGTATGTATTCAATTCCATAGGACATTTAACTCCTTTTGGAATATAACAAAATGTGCCGTCCGTAAAGACGGCACTATTTAGGCAAGCAAAGTAATTGTCCTTAGATGGAACAACACTACCTAAATATTTTTTAACTAATTCTGGATGGTTTTGTATAGCATCGCTCATACTGCAAAATATGATGCCGTGCTTTTTAAGTTCTTCTTGGAATGTTGTTGCTACACTGACACTGTCAAAAACTGCATCAACTGCCACTGTAGGAATAATGTTTGGATCTTTTTCTTCTATGCCCAGTAATGCATCTCGTTCATGTAAGGGCACACCTAACTTTTCAAATGTATCTAATATCTCTTGTGGTATGTCCTCTTTGTTTCTATACTTGGGTGCTGAATAATAACTGAGTGCTTGATAATCTATAGGATTGTATTTGACATTTGCCCAATTGGGTTCAGTAATTGTTTGTAGATGTTTGAATGCATTAAGTCTAAACTCAGTGACCCACTCAGGCTCATTTTTAATTGCACTGATTCGTTTGATAACGTTAACATCTAGCCCAGGTGCAAAGTCTTCACTCTCTACGTTTGTGCTAAATCCTGCTGTGTATTTGTTATCTAGTTCTCTATATTCGGTCACTGCATTTTCTCTATAATGATTTTTAATGGGTGGCCATGATGCCTCGATATCATTACAGATTCTGCATGTTTTTGTTCTGCAACTTCGTGACTGTAAGTGCCTGCTATGCCCTTCCCATTCTCATGAATTTGCATTGTAATATCTTTTGCTTCGTTAATGCTTCGATTAAAAATTTCGATCAGCAACTGAATAACAAAATCCATAGGGGTGTAGTCGTCATTAATCAAGACAACATTATATCTTGAAGGAAATTTTAATTCTATTTTTGAAACAGTACTTGTCGATTCTTTAGCCATTTAAATACCCTAATAAAAACTTATTATATAACAGTTTTACTGTATTGTCAAGATTACTTTTGATGTTTTGGTAATTTTGCCTCAATAAACATTTCGTGTTTACGTTTAACAGGATTGTACTTCTTGAGTTTAAGTTTTCTATTTTCTTGTATGAGTGTTTTAGTTTTTACTGCTGTATAATGATATGTATGGCTATCTCTAGTCTCACCTTCCGGAATCATGTATACTATTGTTTTCTTTTTATTACTTTTGCTTGCCATATAAAAAAGGGAGGAGCATTTGTCTCCTCCCCATTATTTACCGACTATCTTATTTGACAGCGATCTTTTGTGGTTTCATTGCGTCAGGAACATTCTTGAACAATGATACTCTCAAGATGCCATCCTCAAGTTTTGCATCTTTTACTTCCACATATTCGGCAAGTTTAAAGGTTCTCACAAAGTTTCTCTCTGCAATACCTTTATGTAAGTATTCTCTGCCCTCATCGATTACATCTGATTTACCAGTAATCTTTAAAGAACCATCTTCAAGTTCGATTTCAATGTCAGATTTTTTAAACCCTGCTACTGCAAGAGTAATTTCATAGACATCGTTGTCGCCTTTGCTGATGTTGTAGGGAGGATACCCTGATGTATTGACAAACGCAGGTTCGTTGAAGAACTCGTTTACCAAGTTGTCGAAGCCAATAGAGGCTCTAAATAGTGGGGAAAGTGTATCAGTTGTGATACGATATTGTTGCTTTGCTACCATAATAATCTCCTTTTTTTAAGCAAGTTTATTTTAATAATCTTTATAGATCCCTATCGGCGATCTAAAAAGTCGTTTATAGCAGGGCATTCGTTAGTGTGTGTCCTGTCCTGCTATATCCTTCCCTAACTTCGCTTACTGCTCATAACCGTTGCCGTCTATGAGCCTGTCCTGGCAGGGCTAATATGAGGATTTTGCATAGGCATAGTCCTCACATCTCACATTCTAAAGTCATACAAGTATGTTTTAAAATGCAAGTTTATTTATTAAACTTATATATTATTATAGTGTTTTTTGGCAAAAAATCAACCATTTTTTACAAAAAT